CAGGAGCCGCATTTAAAATAATTATTAAGATAGGAAGAAGTTTTTTTGGAACTAATTCTAAAAAAGTTGCAGAACAATTAATAAATCAAGGTGGTAAAAGAATACCAAAGAATAAACTACCTAAAAGTGCTAACGTAAAGAAAGCACCTGCACCTAAAGTACCAGAGGTAAAAGTGCCTCTTAAGAAACCACCGAAAAGGTCAGATAACCTTCCTAAGAATGTTAAACTTAGGAAAGACCCACCTGTAGGACGTAAGACTACTACTCCTAAAAAAACAACTACACCGAAAGTACCTGCTAAACCTAAGGTGTCTACAACTGCCCCAGTGAGGTCAAGGCCAGGAGATAATGCTAAGTTAATTGGATCAGGTAGAGGTGGTTCTACACCTAGGGTATCAGGTAGATCAACGCCTCCTAATAGAACTTCTGCTCCTGCACTTTTAAGAGCAGCACCGTTAGAGGGTGGACCAGAGATTGATAAGAGCACTGTAAAACCAAGGAACACTCCTAAGACGAAGACAGATAGGAAGTTTGTACCTAAAACTACACCTAAGACTAAGAAGACAAAGCCACCACTTAAAAAGGCTCCACCTAGAAAAACTGCACCAGCAACAGGTCCAGTAACTAACGAGTCTTTCGGTAAAGCTTTTAGACGTAATAGAAATGCTGGTAACGCTACCTTTATGTGGAGAGGTAATAAGTATACTACTAGGTATAAAGAAGAAACTATTGCTCAACACAAGAAAAAGTTTGGTGTAGAAGGAAAGTACTAAAGTAAATGGCAAACCCTGCTACAGCTAAATACTTTACTAAAGCAAAGAACTTATCAGCCACCTCAGGTGGTGCTAGTGGTGATGTAGTGTATACATGTCCTAATAACCATGTGTCACTCATCACCTTTTTGCATGTATCAAATGGTGCTACAAGTGCAAAGAAGTATAGTATACAGTGGTATGAACTAGCTACAACTACTTATCATAGTATTGTTGATGAAGTTAGTTTAGCAGCAAGTACAAATGAAAATGTAGTACAGGGTGGTGCATACCTAGCCTTGGCTGCAGGTGATAAGATTATAGGATTTGAAGAAAGTAGTTCTGACTTTCAAGTAACTCTGTCAGGTGCTGAGTATTACCAGCCGACATAACGGGGTTGCAATATTATCTATAGTATGTTATAACTATATGTGTAAAACTAGTCTCCAGTTGGTTTATTAGCCAGCTTGCACAAAAACGAAACTGGAGATTTTTTATGTGGAAAGAATATTGTAACCGTATACTAAAAGCTATACAGAAGTCACAACAGAGAAGAGCAGACTATCATACACTTATAAATTTATCTGAGCGTGAGCTTAGAGATCTAGGTATTGGTAGATCTGAAATAAGAGAAAGAATCTATGGCGAGACAGCTAACAGATAAACAACAAAAGTTCTTAGACGTTCTTTTTGATGAAGCCAAAGGAGATCCTGTCAAAGCTAAAAAGCTTGCAGGATACTCCGATGGTGTAGCTACAGCACAGGTTGTAGCTCCTTTAACAGATGAGATCGTAGAACTAACTAAGAAGTTTATATCCCAGTCTTCTACAAAAGCTGCTTATACAATGTATAGTGTGATGGCTGATCCAACAGACTTGGGTGTAAAAGAAAAGATGCTCGCAGCTAAAGATCTTTTAGATAGAGCAGGATTTACAAAGACAGAGAAGGTAGAAGTAAAAACCTCAGAGCCAGTGTTTATCCTACCATCTAAAGATAGTGATGACAAAGATTAAAACAGCTAGAGCATCAGAGGCTACCTATCCAGACAAAGTAGATTGGCAAGTACCACTCAGAGGGGAAAAAGGTGAGTGGTATCCTATCATCAGAGTTGGAAGACATGTACCTTTCGGGTACAAACAGGATGATAAAGATCCTGACTTACTTATACCCATCCCAGAAGAATTAGAACTTTTAGAAAAAGCAAAATTATTTCTACAGGATTATAGTTTGAGAAAAGTATCCAAGTGGTTATCAGATCAATCAGGTAGATATATATCACATGTAGGGTTAGACAAACGTGTCAGGATCGAAGAGAAAAGGAGGAGAGCTTCCTCAAACTACCGCAACTACGCTAGGAAGTACAAAGAAGCGCAAAGGAAAGCGGAGAAGATTGAAAAGCAAAGACTTGGTGGTAGAGAAACCAAGCGAATCTTTGGAGATGGATGGTCAGACGCTCCCATCGACACCGAAGCCTCAACAGAATGAAGTAGAAGAAGTTCCTAGAGATGTTATCTTTGAACCTAATGCTGGTCCTCAAACAACATTCCTAGCAGCTACAGAACAAGAAGTATTATATGGTGGTGCTGCAGGTGGCGGTAAGAGCTACAGTCTAGTAGCAGATCCAGTCCGATACCTGAATAACCCCAACGCTAGAATGCTTCTAGTGCGTAGGTCAACCGAAGAACTAAGAGAACTTATATCTGTAAGTAAACAGCTTTACCCAAGAGCTATTCCCGGTATTAAGTTTATGGAACGAGACAAGACTTGGGTAGCACCCAGTGGTGCAACTCTCTGGATGTCTTACCTTGACCGTGACGATGACGTTATGAGATACCAAGGTCAAGCATTTAACTGGATAGGTTTTGACGAATTAACACAGTGGCCTACAGACTACGCATGGAACTACATGAGGTCACGTCTACGTACTACAAGATCTTCGGGGTTACCTCTCTACATGAGAGCTACAAGCAATCCGGGTGGTCCGGGTCACATGTGGGTTAAGAGATACTTTATAGATCCTAGTCAACCTGATAAAGCATTTTGGGCTACAGATAACGAAGGTGAAATAATCTGCTGGCCTAAAGGACATACTAGAGAGGGAGAGCCTCTTTTCAAGAGGAAGTTTATCCCTGCGACTTTGTTTGATAATCCTTATCTGTCTGATGATGGGATGTACGAAGCCAACCTACTCTCTCTGCCTGAGCACCAACGGAGACAATTGTTGGAAGGGGATTGGGATATTAATGAAGGTGCAGCTTTCCCTGAGTTCAGTAGAAAGATACATGTAGTAGATCCGTATGATATCCCAAGTAACTGGCCTAGGTTTAGAGCAGCAGACTATGGATACGGATCTTACTCTGCTGTTATATGGTTTGCTGTAGCTCCTGATGAACAGCTTATTGTTTATAGAGAACTATACGTAAGTAAAGTTTTAGCTACAGACTTAGCAGATATGATCTTAGATCTTGAGTCTGATGAGAAAATAAGATACGGTGTTCTCGACAGTTCTCTTTGGCACAAAAGAGGTGATACTGGTCCTTCACTTGCAGAGCAGATGATACAGAAGGGTTGTCGATTTAGACCAGCAGATAGATCAAAAGGATCTCGTGTATCAGGTAAGAACGAGTTACACAGAAGACTACAGGTAGATGACTTTACAGAAGAACCTCGAATAGTTTTCTTTAGTAGTTGTTACAATACAATTGCTCAACTTCCTTCACTACCTCTAGATAAAAATAATCCTGAGGATGTGGACACTAAGTCTGAAGATCACATCTATGATGCTATCAGATATGGTATCATGACAAGACCAAGAAGTAACCTATTTGATTACAATCCAGAAACACAAAAAACTGGATTTCAAGCAGCTGATGCAACATTTGGATATTAAGGATAAAATATGGCAGAAGATATAGAAAAAATAGCAGTTGATTCAGAAGAAGCTTCTG